TTCGGTAAACGATGGCAACGGCTGCACAATGTCCGCCACAGTTTCTGTTTTAATTTCTTCCTGTGTTGCGGCTTCCCGGACTGGTAACGCAGCACCTGCTGGCTGAGGAAAGGCCTTACCATCACTTTCCGTTACCAGCGCGGCTTTCGGCTCTGCTGGTAAATTATCGCCCGGCATGCAGTAACGAAATTTACCGTTCTGATTAACGCGTGCCAGCCGCCCCGTTGCGGTTACCACCGCCAGCGTGGAGGCAACCTTGCGAGTACTGACGCCGAACTTACCCGCCAGTTCCTCACACGTTTTAGCACCATCCTGACCGATAAACTCAATCATCATGTCTGCGGTAACTTTTTGTTCGACCTCCCCGGTCAGCATATCCTGTGCTTCAGATTTTACTGGCCGCTCTTCGGTTACCCGGGATTCACCTTCGCCAGCCAGAAACCAGGTGTGACCAGTTTTATCAACGACGCCATTTCTTTTGAGTTCCCACAGCTCGTTGAGAACCTCTTCACGACTGATATCAAGTCGCGCGGCCAGTTCTACCGATGTGGCTTTTCCCATTGCTTTCAGTGCGTCAAATACGGTTTCCATTAAAATTTCCTCCGACAAAATCGTTTCTCAGATTCAAATAAAACCAGCTGCCTTCCGGCGTTCGTATTCCTGTTTCAGCCGTTCAATTGGCGTTGGCCCTTGCGGGTGTTTCGCCCCTTCCAGTTGTCGTCGCACTGGCGGAACACTCATCCCGTTACCAACATGCTTTGCCCATTTCGTCAGTTGCCGTTCTGCAAGTCGTTTTAACTCACCCTGCGTCATCTGGCGCTCAATCCCTCTGGTACGCATTTCGAGGCAGATGTGGTACAGCACAGGCTGAGGCCACGGATATTTGTCGCTTCCGTCATATCGCCAGGACTCATCACGCCAGCGGCGGTACTCCTCCATCACAGCATCCACCGTCAGGCCAAATGGATTGGCCCCGCTTTCTGAAATCAGCGCCACAAACTCAGCCAGGTCCGGAGGCCATGTTTCACCCGCCCGGCAGCGGTCCATGCACTGGCGGCAGACCTGTCGGATTTGCTGCTCAGTCATCGCGCCAATCTGTGCAATCCAGAGCTTCGAAGGTGCGGCCCCGTTCTTCTGGGTCCAGCGGTTCGAATAAACCTCCCCCATGAGTTCCCACAGCTTCCAGACCGTTTCCGTCGCTGATAAATCCGTTTTCACGTTCCCACTGCTCACGTGCTGCCCGAATTTCCTGAACTGCCCGTGATGCGGTGCCACCTGGTGCTGCTGCATGGTTTACCCCCTTGCTGACTGGTTTAACCTGCGCCCTGACGTGATTTACGTGACGGGCGAATTTCTGCTCCCACTGAATCTGCGTAAACACTTTCCCCTCCGCTGCCCAGTAGTCCCGGAAGGCGGCAAGTTCAGCAGGTGTAAATTCTGTCTCCGGCAAAGCCATCCCCCACAACGCAGCCCGTCGTCGAAAATCCCGTGACGGATACCAGCTATCGGTCATCGGAAATTTTCCGATGGGTTCGCTCAGGCCATCCAGGAATACAAGGGGTGCTGCCTGTAACGACAAAACTTCCTGCTCACTGGTCGGAGCACTCTCGCGTGCGTTATGTGTGGGGTTTAGATCTTTGGGTTCCTTTGGGTTCCGTGATCCGTTTTTGGGTGTCTTTGATGGAAAATTTGGGTGTCTTTGGTTATTTTCCATGCAGCTAAGAGTTCCGTTTTTGGGTCTGTTTTGTGCTGAAACATAACCATTTTCGGTACTGTTTTTATTAACAGCACCAATTTTACCCACCTTTAAAGACTCCCGTTTTTGGGTGTATTCAGGCTCGGCAACACTTTCTTCTACACCGATAAGTCGGTACACCACAATTTGCTTTGTTCTGCCTTTTCTCTCACCGGTATCAACAATTAACCCAATCTCCATCAGGTGTCGTAAGCTGTCCTGCACAGTCTTTTTGTTCAGTTCCGTTACTTCTGCCAGTGCAGATACAGACGGGTATGCACACAAATCGGCACCGCACATATCAGCAAGCCAGGTCAATACAGACTTACTGGATGAACTGCCGGTTTTCACCTTTTTAGCCCATCGTAGTGCATCGATACTCATACAAACCCCTGGCAGACATTTGTTTATCTGCAAAGTAATATTGATATTGCTGACGATACGCATGCTTGAAAGCAATAGCTTTTTCTATAAGCTCGTCAGTCTCACGTTCCACAACAGCTGGATCCGCAAAAAGCAGCCCGGACTCCACCACATCGCCATATTCTTTGTTTAATCCGGCGATCATGTACGTAATGCTTTTTCCATCACTGATCTCACGATACAACCTGAAATCACTAATTCGGATAGCCTCCATAATTGCCGGAATCAGCGCCGTGAATTTTTTCCGCTTATCCCTGGTGTCGATAGCTTTCCAGCGTTCGAATATCTTCACCCGGTTAACGCCCAGCGCCCGTTGATCAACCTCGCCATCATTAAACGTGACGCGTTGAACATCGATGTTCGGGCGTTCTTTCAGAGCCCAGAATGCTTCCGTGATTAATATCGTCGCTTGCTCCTGTGTCATTCCTGGTCGACATACCCAGGCATCCAGAGCCTCACAAACCTGTTCAGGGGTGATTTTCATTGTTCAACCGCCCCGCCCGCTTTGCCTTACGATATTCGTCATAAACTTTGGGGTCGTACTGAAGTTCCCCGCCGGATGCCTCCTGTAGACGCATCGCGCGACCTTCAGGAACCAGTTTCCCCCATGCAGCAACGCTTGCCAGCCTAACTCCTGCGGCATTGGCAATGCTTTGTTTTGCTGCCAAAAAACGCTATAGCATCAATTTTCAACATATCGAACTCCTTAGATTTTCCTAAGGAAACTAGATCGTAGAGAAACCTAAGTCAAGAAAAATTAGAATTACCTAATATGAAAAACGAAACCTTCGGTGCTCGCCTCTTATACAGGCGTAAAAAATTAAAACTGTCTCAGGCCGCATTAGGTAAGCTGGTCAAAGTGGCTCACGTAACAATTTCTCAATGGGAAAGAGATGAAACACAGCCAGCGGGGAAGAGATTATTCGCACTGAGCCAGGCGCTTCAGTGCTCGCCGACTTGGCTTCTTTTTGGAGATGAAGATAAGCAACCAGGCGAACCGATCCCAGATAATCAGCCAGTTAATCTGACAGAAGATCAAAAAGAGTTGCTTCAACTGTTCGACGCACTGCCTGAGTCAGAGCAAAAGGCTCTGTTGTCAGAGATGCGTGCTCGAGTTGAGAATTTCAACAAACTTTTTGAAGAACTACTCAAAGCTCGCAAAAGAAGCGCAAATAAATAACCCTCCCTTTTTTTTCGCCACTCTCTGTAATAAAAAGCACAAACTTTCAAATGCTTGTGTTTTTTACATCAAAAAGCTTAGGTTTTTCTACACAAAAAGCTTGACCATAATTCTTAGGTTATTCTAAATTCTACTCATCAAGACACCGCACGGTGTTCTCAGCAAACAGTTCCGCTACCCTGGCGTTAAGGGGAAATGAGGTCAGCATGGATACTATCGATCTTGGCAACAACGAATCTCTGGTATGCGGCGTGTTTCCCAACCAGGACGGCACGTTTACCGCGATGACGTATACCAGAAGCAAAACGTTTCAAACTGAAGCTGGCGCGCGTCGCTGGTTAACCAGAAACACTGACTGATGAGGTTGACGATGGAATTTAAAGATTTACCAGTACCATTCCAGGAAATGGCATCGAATGTGGTTCGCTCTCAACTGGCGACTCTTGACCTGAGTACCGTAGAAAAAGAAACCATCGATACTATATCCGGTAACGTGCGTCGTGCCTTTATCGGTCTGTACGAAGAGAAGCAGCTCTCTGATAACCAGGATTTACATGAAAAATACTTCCTGGAATTAATGGACATCATTAATAAAGGATTTGGCTTGTTAATGAAAAAGAAAGGGATTCGAATAGCTCCCCTTGAAAATCATTTTACAGCGAGCAGTATTAATTCCTGTGATTTAAAGCATCACACATCCGATGGGAAAGTTGAATCAAACAACAAAATATCAATTAATCATTAATTTATTCACAGGTGAGGTAGAGTGCGTGCGCCGGACACGGATAAGAATCCGGCACTGACAGTTTACTAAAAAGGATATATCCCTGAAAAGTCAGGGCATAACACGAAAGCGCCCGGCGAAGTTAGTCTCTCTGTATAGGTCGTCGTTAAATTTAATTCGATCGTGCGCTTCCGGTTGTGGCAATCCGCGAAATGGCGCGGCGGTAAGTATGGCTGGGGTTTCCTCCATTGCTCCAGAAAATGCACCGGGTTGTCAGGTTGACCATACGCTTAAGTGACAGCCCCGCCACAATACCCATGTGTAGTCTTTGGTGGCATCAGTTCTACTCCGTGACTGCTCTGCCACCCTTTTTAAAGTGAATTTTGTGATGCGGTGAATGCGGCTAAGCGCACGCGGAACAGTTAAAACCAAAAACAGTGTTATGGGTGGATTCTCTGTATCCGGCGTTAATTGTTAACTGGTTAACGTCACCTGGAGGCACCAGGCACCGCATCAACAAAGTTCACTTCGGTGATGAAAGGTAAGAGAAAATGTTGAATGTAGCTATTGAAAACCAGAACGGGTGGAATTATAGTGCACCTGCACCTCATAAAACGGGTGCCGGGCGTGGAAACCCGGAATTCAATCAAGCGCATAACCGCGCTCAGGCGGTTTTTTTATGCGTCAAGCACAGCCACATTCAGATTATGGTGGGGCGTGCAGGGCAGCTGCAAGGCTGGCCGGATTCTTGGTTGACCGGTATTTCCACCCCTGTACGCCTCACCACCCTTATGGTCGTGGAAAACCTTGGTGGTGAGTTATTAATACTCAACCAAGAGGCTGCCATTATGGCTACTATCCCTACCCTTTCTCACCCTGACGTAACCATCGAAAATGGTCGCGCTGTCACTACGTCTGTTGCGGTTGCAGAGTTCTTCCGCAAAATGCACAAGGACGTTCTGCGCAAAATTGAAACGCTAGAATGCTCTGAAGATTTTAACGAGCGCAATTTTACGCCCGTTACCTACACCGACGCCAAAGGCGAAAAACGCCCCATGTACCAAATCACCAAAAACGGCTTCGTTTTCCTGGTGATGGGGTTCACAGGTAAAAAAGCCGCAACTTTCAAAGAAGCCTACATCGCTGAGTTCGATCGCATGGAGGAAGAACTGCGCCAGAATAACGCCCCGTCTCCCGACAAAATGATTCACGGGGACGGACGCACCCTGGTTATCCGTCTCGACGAACACGGCAATATCAAATTCACTGAAACCGTTCCTGACGGCGCAATGGTCTGCACCCTGGATACCTTCCGGTTTTATCTGGAGAAACAAGGATGGACTCTTGTAAACCGGAGCGCAATTAAAAATATGACTGTGGAGCAATTGCTAAAAATTCATTGTTGAGGACGCGATAATGGAAACGTCACTACCAAACGTTAATACGTCTGACGGGTGCTTTAATATTGGTGTTCTGCTCAGTAACAGGGATTTCACCGAGGATGCAATCAATATGAGAAAATATGAACCCTACCTGCTGAATGACAATTCCATACTCTCCAGAATTGCCCTTCTTAAACTCGGTATTTTCGGAGAGTGGCGATGAACACATTATTCGTACTCATTCTGACTGTACATCTCAATACTGGTGAGTCGCTTGATGCAATCACCGGCATGTACAACTCAATGAAAGAATGCATGGCTGCCGCAGCGGAACAGAAAATTCCCGGCAACTGTTATCCGGTCGATAAAGTTATTCACATGGACAATAACGAAATCCCGGCGGGGCTTAAAACAGCACCGTAATTAATATCCGGTTTCATTTTTATATGCCAGCAATGGCAGGGATTTGTTCACCCTTAAATCTGTAATGAGGTTTATCAATGAGCACTGATAAAGAAGAAATTGCACTATATTACGAAGCCAAAAATGACAAAATCAGAAAACGTCTTGGAATTAAAGGCGGTTTTTACTGGCGCACAGCAAAAAAATTATCGGTTGCAATATCACGCGGTGTTGTCGCAATGGACGATGCCGGATTTGACAAAGAGGATTTTAAAAAACCTGTTCGCGTCCATTTACCCGTTGTGAATGACCTTCCTCCGGAAGGCGTGTTTGATACCGAATTCTGCAACCGATACGAAAAGGGCGGTGAAGATGGTATCACAATGGTACTTATCGCGCCCTCGCCCTCTGTTCAGGATAAACCAGCCAGCACTGACAATACCAACGTCAACGGCGAAAACATGGCTGAGATTGAGGAGAACATGCTCCTGCCGGTTTCAGGTCAGATTCTGCCTGTTCGATGGCTGGCACAGCACGGCAGCGAAAAACCGATCACACACGTTTCGCGGGACGAACTGCGCACATTACATAACGCACAGGATGAAAAACTTCCCGCCGTTACCGCGCTGGCCATCTCAAATAAAGCAGCGCAACTCGAACCGCTGGAAATTCGCGATCTCCACAAACTGGTTCGTGACACGGACAAAGTTTTCCCTAATCCTGGTAATTCAGACCTGGGACTGATGACTGCTTTTTTCGAAGCATACCTGGGCGCTGACTACACCGATCGCGGTCTGCTGACAAAAGAGTGGATGAAAGGAAATCGTGTTTCACGCATCACCCGCACGGCTTCCGGTGCTAATGCCGGTGGAGGGAACAAAACCGATCGCAATCCGAATTTAGTACACACCTTCGATACGCTGGATGTGGAGATTGCAGCGGCCACACTTCCGATGGATTTTAATATTTATGAAATTCCGGGCAGCGTTTATCGTCGCGCAAAAGAAGTCGTCCGGAAGAAAGAAAGTCCGTTCAAAGAATGGTCCGCAGCACTTCGCGCAATCCCGGGTATCCTGGATTATTCCCGCGCCGCTATTTTTGCACTTATCCGAAGCGCACACCCTGAATTTTATCACTACCCGGGACGCCTTCAGGGGTATATCAACGCCTATTTGACGGAAACTGATCACGAGAACCCTACCGAGGAAACTCTCGCTGCTGCACGACATACACCGGAAAAAGATATCCTGGAAGAAGTTAACCGCGAACTGGCTGCTGAACGCGAAACAGAAGAAGAAAAAAATAATGAGGAAAAATCACAACCGTCTGACGCAATGGCAGATGAACAGGCAACGACTGAAGCAATGGAGCCGAATACAACTGAACATCGCCAGGACACGCAATCGCTGGATACTCAGGCACAGATAGATCCGGTTAATCAGGTAAAAGTTACCGCTGACGAAGTAAACAAAATTATGCAGGCAGCCAATATCAGCCAGCCTGACGCCGATAAGTTGCTTGCGGCCTCTCGCGGAGAATTTGTTGCAGGGATTAGCGACCCGAATGATCCGAAATGGGTCAAGGGGATGGAAACCCGCGATTCTGTGAACCAGAACCAGCAAGAAACGGAACAGAACGGCCAGAAAGCGGAACAAAACAGCCCAAATGCGTTACAAAACGAGCCAGAAACGAAACAACCTGAACCAGTAGTGCAACAGGAACCGGAAAAGATCTGCACCGCCTGCGGTCAGACCGGCGGCGGCAACTGCCCTGATTGTGGCGCGGTGATGGGCGACGCAACATACCAGGAAACATTCAATGAAGAGAATCAGGTTGAAGTTCAGGAAAATGATCCGGAGGAAATGGAAGGCACTGAACATCCACACAAGGAGAACCCTGGCGGCAATCAGCATCACGATAGCGATAGTGAAACTGGCGAGGCGACAGATCACTCAGTTAAGGTGAACGGTCATCATAAAGGCACATCCACCAGCGGGACGTGTGACCATCTAATGATCGACCTTGAAACCATGGGAAAAAATCCAGATGCCCCGATTATCTCAATAGGTGCAATATTTTTCGATCCGCAAACCGGAGATATGGGACCGGAATTTAGTAAGACTATCGATCTGGAAACTGCTGGCGGAGTCATTGATCGGGACACCATTAAATGGTGGCTTAAGCAATCACGCGAAGCGCAATCTGCCATTATGACCGATGAAATCCCGTTAGATGATGCACTGTTACAATTGCGGGAATTTATCGACGAAAACTCCGGCGAATTTTTTGTTCAGGTCTGGGGAAATGGAGCCAACTTCGACAACACGATTTTGCGCCGTTCATACGAACGGCAGGGGATCCCCTGCCCGTGGCGTTACTACAACGATCGCGATGTACGCACAATCGTTGAGCTGGGGAAAGCCATAGACTTCGATGCCAGAACGGCTATTCCATTCGAAGGTGAGCGCCATAATGCACTTGATGACGCCCGTTACCAGGCAAAATACGTTTCAGTTATCTGGCAAAAACTGATCCCGAGTCAGGCTGATTTTTAATGTTCAACCGTCGCCAGTTGTCGTTGATATTCTGCAACTGGCGCGTTCCGGAGTGATAGCCATGAGCGAACAGTACCTGATAACGCTCGACGAGTGGAAACCAAAACGGTTCAGTCTCCCAATAACAAACACTACCCTGGTGAAATACGGAAAACTAGGATACATCGTTCCAAGACCACAAAAAATTCGTGGGCGTTGGCTGATAGATCGCCGAGCAGTATTTGTTGGGCCTGGTGAAACGGGAATTGCGCCGGAAATTCATACTGGCGATGATGATGCACTGAAGGAGATTTTAACTCATGTCACCGAGGCCACGAAAAAACAGCACTGACGTAGCCGGTCTTTACGAAAAGTTTGATCGCAGAACTGGCAGAGTTTACTACCAGTATAAAAATCCTGTGACTGGAAAATTTCACGGACTCGGAACAGACAAAGGTAAGGCAGAAAAAATCGCTTCCACAGCCAATCAGCGAATAGCTGCAGCAGAAGCTGAATATTTCATGCGCAAAATTGATGAAAGTCCGTCAGCAACAAAACGTCGGGGTATCAGATTAAAGGCATGGGTTGATCGATATCTGAAAATACAGGACACGCGACTGAAAAATGGAGATATTGCAGCTACAACTCACAAAGAAAAAACTCGAATGGCTGCATACCTGGTTTCCCGTCTGGGAAACCACCCATTGAAAGAACTGGAAGTAAGAGACTTTGCATTAATACTGGATGAGTGGCTGGATAAAGACATGGTCAGCACAGCGAGAGTAAATCGTGGATTATGGGTTGATATTTATAAAGAAGCACAGCATGCAGGGGAAGTTCCTCCTGGATGGAATCCTCCGGAGGCTACCCGTAAACCGATCCCTAAAGTAACCAGAGCCAGGCTCACCATGGAAGACTGGCAAAAAATTTACAATGCAACGCCTGAAAAACACTTTATCCGTAACGCAATGCTTCTTGCGATTGTTACTGGTCAGCGCCGTGATGACATTTGCCACATGCGTTTTTCAGATGTGTGGAACGAACACTTGCATATCACCCAGGGAAAAACCGGAATGCGTCTGGCGTTACCGCTTACACTACGCTGTGATGCCATTGGGATAACGTTAAAAGAAGTTATTGATGGGTGCCGAGACAGAATATTAAGTCCATATCTAATCCATAGTCGGCACCAGAAACAACCGAAGCCGATGAGTAAAGACAACCTGAGCGACTACTTTGCCAAAGCACGGGATCTGGCTGGGATAATTCCACCAGCAGGAAAAACTCCGCCAACATTTCATGAACAACGCTCTCTATCAGAACGGCTGTACCGTGCACAGGGTATCGATACAAAAACATTACTAGGACATAAAGTCCAGGCAACCACCGATCGCTATAACGATACTCGAGGTCAGGAATGGGTTAAGTTGGTTATTTGA